TTTAAATTTGTTTGCAAATCTTTGGATATACGGTTCAACATCGGCATCATCCATGTTTCCGACAAATACTTTAAATATTCTTCTCTCAGGTGCTCTTGATGTTCTATATATTAACATTGCATCTTCAGATAAAAGAAGTTGTTTCCAAATACGTCTTGCCTTTTCAAGCATCGACGTACCATAAGGTAATCTTCTATCATCTCCAAGTAATCTAAAGTGTGCAATTTCCCAAGTATTAAATTCTAAATCTTTTTGTTTCCACTTAAACTTTGTATGTTTTTTTGTTGGATTTGTTTCAGGGTCAGAAGCCTTTCCGCCCATACCTGCTTCTAATCTTTCAATTTCAATGATTGGAAGTTGCATACAACCTGTAACTCCTTTTTCAGGGTCAAGTTTCAAATACACAAAATTGTCACCATACTTACAAGTATTTCTTGTCCACATTGGGAGGTTGGTGTTAATATCAAGGTTGTTGTTGAAAAGGTCAGCTAAGATTGATTTTATTCTTCTTGATTCAGAATAAATCTGAAGCATAAATCCATCTTGATTAATTGTTGTGGATTCTTCAGCATATATATCTAAAGCGGCTCCAATTTCGGGAGTAAACTCCATCGATTCATAATCATAGAAAGAAGAAAGTCTTGTTGGTTCATAATATACAGCTTGGGTATATAGGTTATGCTCAATTTTTGACCATTGATTTGCAAGATAGTAGTTTTGTTGAGCTTGTAACTTTTCTCTTTCGTATTCTTGTTTGGAGGTAGTCCTAAGTAATTCTTTTTTATCATACTTGTAGGTAGGATAGTCTTGACCTAATAATGAATTTGGTCCGAATGCTTGGGATAACCTTTGCCAAACTGTTAATTTACTATTTTCCATTAATTAAATTTAGTAATTTTTATCTTTCTTATAAATAGTATAAAATTAACAACCTACCACATAAGTCGGATTACAAAATTGTTCGCTACCTCCTGAATACCTATAAGCCAAACCAGTTACTGAAGGAGAAAAATTACTCATAGTACGACAATAAACTTCAAAATCTGTAGGGTCTTTAATCAAAAATGTACTACAATTAAGTAATTCAAGGTCTTTAGTTGAACCTGGACTATTCGGATTATAAGTTAAAGGATAGTTACAAACTTTCGCAGAATATGCCGGCACCCCCTCACCTAATACTGTTTTTGGGTAGGTGACTTCATCATAATAATAGAATCTAGCTTCTGCAGTCACAGTGTTAGCGGACTTAGGGGTACATGTCCTATACGTGCTAACACCATAATAAAACGGTTCTTGGGACATGGACCCAGTTGTATTTGTAAAACTTACCGTGTTACCAAGGTATGTGGTACCTGTTGCGTATTTGTTAATAGTATTGTAAAGATTAACAGTAAAATTAAAACCGTTTATCAAACAAGGGTTGAAACTACTTAATTGTATTGGATTAAACGCAATTCTCATATATGTATTAGCTCCAGTAATACCTGTAGTAACAATAGAACCTGTGTGAAAATGATACATTTGAAAAAGTCCGGTTGGTGAGCCTGTATTCCCGACAAACCCACAATTTCCCGCAGGACATGCTTCTTGGGAGTTACCGGCACACGGTGTACTACCTGTTGCCGTGGGAATTGTTAAAACTATTGACCTATAATATCTTATGTCTGTAGAGTTGTTTAAGGATGTTGTACCTCCGGTCCATGTTCCACCACTATAAGTTCCATAATTAGACAGTGGGAGGGTTTCACTAGAAAATGCACCAGGATAGGTATATCCAGTCGAGCCACTACAACCTGAAAAACCCCATTGGCTCAAACCGTTCATTATACTTAAATATTTATTATAATAAAAAGAAGTATGTTCGGGATTAGTAAATATCATATCAATAACACTTACCGAAGGTGAGCCTGTAAAATATTTATTGAAAGTCATAGTTCCTGCGGGGGCCGTTGTTCTACAATTCCACCCCGTACTACTTGATTCATTACTATTTCCAGTTGCAGTTTCTCCTGTTAGGGTAAAATTTGTGGCATTATTATAATTTGTAATAGGTACACTTAAATTTGAAGAGCTACTTGTGAACACTCTAGAGGAGCCATTATTTGTAAAATACGAAGAATTGCCGTAGTACTTTCCTATATTAGTATTTTGAAATTCAGTTACAGAACAACCAGATGCTTTGAATTCAAAAGTACTATAACAGGGTTGTTGGGTTATAGTAATCGAAGATTTGATTATTCTTAAATTACTGTTTCTATATGTATCTATACATGTTGTACAATCGAAACTTGAGAAACATCTCATATTTAAAGCCCACTCGGTTTGCCCTGGATTAGGTGTTAATTGTATGGTTAGGTTGTCACCAGCACTTCTCGTAATACCTGTTAAACAAAGAACTTTTCTAAAAAAAGTTGTTTGACTACGGGCAGGAAAACTGTTTAAATTTTGTGAGTTGTTTGGATTGTTTCCAACAGTAATATTTTCCAGAACCAAAAGATTTGGTGAAGTATTTGCACCTGAATAAGTAATCCTTAAATTATCAGGTACAGTCTGTCCGGTAAAACTATATGCAAAATAATTTGTATTTGCCGATAGTTGGAAGGTAACGTTTAGTGGGACTGCCGCCGCACCTGTTCCACTAAAATAATAAGAGTGGGTATATGCGGATGTTGGGGTATTACCACTACCACAAAATAATGGATTAACTTGTACTTGTTGGTTATTGAAGCAGTCTAAAGTCGCATCATATACACCAGTTCCTCCAGTATTAACAAAAGTATATCCACTAATTTGTACTCTATCAATTACTGGAGTGTAAACTCCAGCTTGAGCAAATATAAAACTTGAACCAGTAAGTGGGTGTGTAAACTGATAAAGTGAAGAAAATGTACTTCCTTTTCCACTTTTAAAAGCAATGTTTGTGGCACTATTTGGACCATACCAATTAATTACATAATCTGTAATAGGAGATTGACAACTACCAATCAACTCTCCCGCCAAAATTTGACTATCAGTGACCAATGGATAATAATTAAAATCAAGATTACAAGTATTACAAAAATTATCTGATTGAATCGGGATTGTAATACAACAACTAGTTGTTGGGTCAATTAATCTAATGTTTGTGGTTCCTGGCGGTATATTTGTGAAAACATAAGGACAAGAACTACCTGTAATTTGTGTCAATAAAACGGACGCAAATGGATTTAAATAAGAGTCTGTGTCTGTGTAAGCCGAAAGAATTGGACCAAGTGGTGTTGTTCCGGCATTTGTTAAACATGTTGAAGCTGAAAATGACATTTTTATTTTATTATTTTTTTATGGGCAAGTTGTTGGGACTCCTGATGTTGTAAAACAATATGTACAACCAGGGTTTGACCTACTCTCTAATTTTACAATATTGGTTGGGGCAAATTTTGTGGCTAGTATTCTAGTCGGGTTACTTTTATCCGTATTGGTCAAGAATACTCCTGAACTTGTAGTTACAGTATATATTGTACCACCACCCTGAATTACTACGTTACCATTAACTAAAGTTATTGATAGTCCTGGGTCTATAGGAGGACAAGAGATTATACCATCCGAAAATGATATACCGCTCATATTACAATTGTTACAAGCTGGTGGAGATGGAGGTACTGCAGGACAAGCGGTAATTGATAATATTTCACAAGTATTTTTATTAACTGTAACGTAATACACTCCACTTTGTTGGGTAACAGTTGAACCTGTACTAACAGCATTCACCCAAAAAGAATTAACCTGAAGTGTTGCACAGGTACATCTACCTCCTAGTACATCGTAAAGAGTACCTCCCACTGTAAAGCTATCCACAAGAATTTGAGTGCTAACTACTGACGCTCCTACAGTTCCTGCATATGTTGTATATGCCGAACAAGATTGGGCAAAATTTAAATTACCTAAATCAAAAGTACTACCAGCACCATTATTCCACTGATATGTGTAATTTAAGGTTAAAAGACCTCCTGGTTGAGTACAACTAGGTTCAGTTATAGGACAACTTAAATTAAAAGTTTGGTTATTAGAATCATCAATAACTAAAGAATATGTACCAGGACCTAATCCTGTAACAGGTAAAGTCACAGGATTATTATTATATCTTACTGTATAAGGTGGAGTTCCTCCAACAATATTTGCATTTAATACTCCATTATTTGCACCAAAAGTTGTTACATTTGTAACATTACAAGTAGCACTTAATGGAGATGGAGGAGGTGTATTTGGACAAGGTTGCCCGTTTCTACAACTATTAAGTTTAGTCAATACATAATTGTTAGAAGGACTTGTAACAATTACGTCATTACCACAGAAATAAGTAAATCTAACACCAATCCTAAGTCCTGTATTTGCATCGGGTTGTGTTCCAGTTGTCGCATCAACAGGATTTTTTTCACAATTGTAGTAAAAATAATTTATTTGAACCGCTGGAAAATTAGTCCAACTTAGGTTCTCAAGTTGATAACAGTCACAAATAGCCGGAGTCGGAGTTGGGGTTGATGGAGGTGTTTGTGACGGAGTAACACAATCAACTATACTCGACGCTCCTAAAACACCAATCGCGGGGTATATTTTAGTATATACAGCAGAATAAGGTGGTGTTAATATAAGTCTAAGATTTTCCACTAAAGGACTTTGATTGGAAAAAAATGACCTTTGTACATATACGTCTCCTCCGTACTCAAAAATCCCCCCCAAACTATTTCTAAATGGTTGTGAGGAGTCAATCCACGGTATTGGAATCGTGAATAATGGTGTATTTGCCCCTGCAACATAATTGTAACATTCTACATATAATTCACCAGTATCAAAATTTCTAATTCCAATAAATAATTTGTTGTCACTCCTTAAATACACATCTCCATTTGGTGATTTAGCACCTAATTGTATCATATCCGTCGCAATAGGCACGTTTGTACTTATGTCAATCTGTAATATTTTCCAATTTCCTGGCGTCCAATTAGTTGTTATCAAAGTCGTATTATTTATTGCAAACAATACATTACCATAAATTGAATTACCTTTTGTTGCTGGCGGGCCGTTATATATAATATCTCTATTATACTCTGCCACAAAAGGTTCCCAAAATATCTTCCATTCCCTAAATCCGGCTCCGTCACTGCCCTCGTACCCTTTAACAGTCCATAACTTAGTTTCGGTATAAGCAACATCTCCTTGGAATAGTCCTATATTTGGTACACCTAAAGGAATTAAACCATTTAAATTATAATCATAAGAATAAACATCAATTTCATCGTAATCAGGAGTATCATTACCACATGGGAAAGGTTCAACTACGTCACAAAGAGACAAAAAGCTACCTAGATACCCTCCCGCCCCTGTTATTGTTAAATTTGTAAATCCGAAGCAATTTCTTATTTGGAAAATACCAGCACCAGTCGTAGCGTTGGCCGGAGGGTTCCACTCACTTCTAAGACGAATTTCATTACCTTCAATAACACCAAGACACATTTCTATGGGAGTTATATCAGGTGTTCCATTACTAGTTTCAAACCAAAAATTTTCAAAATCATTTCCAGCATAATCACAAGCCCCACATCCACTTCCTGTTATAATAACAGTAATACTTGTGATTGTTGTATCAAAATCAAATGTTAAACTCCAACTTGAAAATTCATTGGGCGGACCAGTAATTCCAACTCCTCCTCTGTTGCTTCCCACAAGAAGAGCTGGATATTGTATTCCAATTCCAGTACAATTTATGTTTGGATTGGAATTGGAAGATGCATAAAAAGTATTTCCTTCCCTAGTACATGTTACATTAACGCCAGCCAAAGTGAAATCATAAACAGGTATGATAATATTACTACCAGGATTATTTGTTGCAGGACATATTTGATTTAAGCAAACATTTGGAGACAAATTATCAGCAGGTATTCCACCTATGGTAAGAATTGAAGGACAATAAGGTCCATCGAATGGGAGTCTACTTGTGGATGGAGTTGGGGTTGGGGTTAAAGGTACACGAGTTTTTGTCGGTGTTCTAGTTTGTGTTGCATTTGGTGTTACTGATAATGTAGTTGTTGGTGTTTGTGTTTTAGTTTGTGTTGGCGTTGGTGTCCTTTTTGGTGTGGCGGTATTAGACGGTGTAGGTCCTGGGGTTTTGGTTGGAGTTGGGGTGTGTGTTGGAGTTGGGGTTCGTGAGGTTCCAGGGACATACAAATCGCAGATAGAAATTGCAGCACCATCATATCCTCCAGTACCTGATATGGTTAATGAGGTATAATTTGATGGAGCAGTCATTGTAAAGATACCGCCCCCGCCAGGGTATGGAGCGCCTAATCCCGAAGATATTTGATTACCTACTATTGTAGTGTAACAATTAATTTCTGAAGAAATTGTAGGTACACCTCCGTCAGTAGTTATTACAAAAATTTCATTTCCCCCACCAAAATTAGCAGTACCCGTACCCAAAATAACTATGGATAGGTCATTAATTGCGGTACTAAAATTAAAAGTAATTTCAAAGGCACTACCAGGAGTAGGTTGGTCAAAAATATTACCATTTTGACCCGCGGATAAACTTGGTAAATTTTCTCCAGTTAAAGGATTTAAACCATTTATTTCATCACAATATTTATCAGGTGCTAAATTACCTTGATTGGGATTTTGAATGTCACCTGTATAAGTCATTGTGACGTTAACACCTTGTATTGTTCCAGGTGGTACAAATCTATTATAACATGGTCCAGTTGCCGAATAGGGTAACCCGCTTTCACTTGGGGTTGGAGTCCTTGTTGTAGTATTTGAAGGTGTTTGTGTTCTAGTTGTAGTATTTGAAGGTGTTTGTGTTCTAGTTTGGGTAGGTGTTGGTGTATTACTCGGGGTTATAGATGGTGTTGGTGAATTTGAAGGGGTATTAGTTGGTGTTCTTGTTGGGGATTTTGTAGGTTCATTAGTTCTTGCAGGCGTGCCTGAAGGAGTTGGTGTTACAGGTGGTGTACCAGAATTTGAAGGCGTTTGAGTATTACTTGGTGTGTTACTTGGTGTACCTGTTTGTGTTCTTGTTGGAGTCTTGGTATTTGTTGGAGTTTTAGTTACTCCTGGCGTACCTGTTTGTGTTCTAGTTGGTGTCCTTGTTTGAGTATTACTTGGTGTATTACTTGGTGTTCTAGTTGGTGTTTTTGAAACTGTTCTTGTAGGTGTATTACTAGGAGTAATTGAGGGTGTTGGACTATTACTAGGAGTAATTGAGGGTGTTAATCTTGGTGTTAATTGCGGACCTCCTGTTACCTCGATTACTTCGGGTGTATCCACTGGTTCATTTATAACACTCTTAATTTGGTTGTTATCGACTACTTGTTTCGAACCGTCAAATTTTCTACCTGTTTTTGGTCTTTTTTGTAAACCCATTATCTATGTCCTCCGAATAACCAATTATAGTTCATGTAATCATTTTTTGTAGGCTGATTTTGAACTTGTTTACTTTCACCCATAACAGGATTAAAAAAATCTGACCTTCTTTGGGTATTTGATGAAACTTGCCAAGATTCGAGCATTGCCTTTGTATGTTGAGTTACTTTTGATATTGATGTAAATGAAGATTCTGACACATAAGTACACATTGCAATTGACATAATTAAGTCATCATGATGTCCCTTTTGATGGTCAGGTCTTCCATTAATATATATAAAGGTTCCCATTTCATTTAACAATCTTGTTGAATAAATTTTAAAATTATGTCTTAGAGCTTCCTCGTAAGACGCAATAATTTGAACTCTTTTATTATTAAAATTTATTCCAGGTATTTTATCTGTACTTTTTGGGTCATACTTCCATTTATTAAAATGGTCCACTCCGTCTACGTATAAATCTCTGTAACCAAGTTCCTGTAGTTTTCTTGCGGTTGTTACACCCATCCCACCTGTTATATCAATTACAATAAATGCTGAATACATATTACCCCACTTGTAACAAACCTCAGCTAAAGTATCAGGAGGAAGTTTCCCAACGTACTCAAATACTTGTTCACGTTCGTCAAAATCGATAATCTGTATTGACGAAAAGTCTTCACTGTCCCCACGACTTACGTCAACTCCCATAATGTATTTGTGACCAATAACAGGTTCTTTCCAAATCCATATCGAACCTCCCATCATTTTATTAACAGGTTCTTTAACTAAATTTTCTCTATAGTTTTGTAATAATTCGGCATCAAATACGTTGTCACCTGACCCGAGGAACTTACATTCCAACTCTTGATTAACCTTTCTTCTGTCGTACTTTAGTTTTTTAACCATTGATTCGTACCAAGAAGAAGTTGGTTTGTATCCTTGATTAATAAGAGTTTTAACATCTTCAAAATTTCTTTCTTTAAATGGAATTGTAGAATAGTCAATTGATTCTACATCGGGGTATTCATCCCTGTTTAAATAATAATGTATTATATCATTAACTTTAATAAGAAATAAATCTTTAGCATATCTTGGGTCTTTGAACCAAACCATCTCTGAGACTTTAAACTCATTCATTTGTCTGAGAGCTTGGTCGTAAATTTCGTAATAAATTGGGTCAAATCCGTTTGGTGTTGAAATTACAATTACTTTACCCCCTGTTGAAAGGGATGCCATACAAGCTGCCCAAAAATCTCCATCAGCTTCAATGTAAGCGGCTTCGTCAAATATTAATATTGTTGGTGTATAACCTCTCAATGCATCTTTAGATGTTGCAACTGCCTTAACTTCACATCCATTGTTTAGTTTAAAGTGTCTTTGGGAGTTTTTCTCAGCTGAGAATCCTATACCTGTCCAAGACGGCCATTGTTCTGTAAACCCTCTCACCTTGTTTGCCATTTCTACCGCAGTATCAAGTTTGTTCGCAATAATCAAAATCTTTTCAGGTTTTGTTTTCTTTGCAAATGCAAGTCTTTTTGATGCCCAAGCAGCTGTTACTGTGGACACACCAGCCTGTCGGTATTTTAATGCAATATTTTCATTAAAGTTCTCATAATCCTCAATTAAGGATTGTTGGTCAGGAAATAGTTCTAGTGGAACATATTTTGAAACTGTATTGTCGTAAGTTTGTAGGTAAGTTTTTAGAGCATACGGGGTACTTTTCATACACTTTCCATATTCCAATAAAACTTGTTCTTTAGTTAAAGACATGTGACTTTTTTTTATAAATATGAAAAAACCCCCTTTTGGTGGAGGGGGTTTAAATTTTAAATCTATTTACATTATAAACTCGCTAAAAAGTCATCCATATCTTCTTGGTCTTTGCCAGCGTTATAATCGTCAAATTCTTTTTTAGCATCTTGAGCCGCTCTCATAATTTCAGCAAATCTTCTTCTCGCTTTATCATTATCTTTTGAATCTTCAGAAATTGAATCTCCGATTAAATCCAAAAATTCTTTTGCTGGAATTTTATAAAGTTCTCTTTTAAACCATGGATTTAAAGTAGGATTATCAAACATTTCGTCAGGTAAGACAAATTTAATTGATTCAATTACCGCAGGTCCAAGTCTTAATTGCATAGGCTCATTTGATAGTACATCAGTTTGCCCCATAACATTTGCCGCTCTCTCGGGGTCCATTTCTGCAAATTGCGCTCTTGACGGTGCTTCCTCCAAACCTTTAATTATTTCGTGAAGAAGAATAGGAAAAATCATTCCACTTGCAACAATTTTTGTGTCAGGCGAATCTTCTCCTCCATCTTCATCCTCATCAGCATCTTCCAATTGCATTTTGCCAGCAACACCTGAACCAGTTTGACTCATCATTTCAATCATTTGCTCCATTGTAAAATACAACAAATCATTTGCCGCCATTACTTGTCTATATAAGGATGGGAGTTGTGGGTCAATTTGTTCAAGACTTTCCATGTATGAAGGTTTCATAAAAGAATAGTGTCCTTTTTTAGCCTCTCCTTGGATAATCAAATTAATTATATTTCTTTTGTCTACTTCGGATTGAAACTGTTCTTCATCGGTTTCAACATCAATATCAAAAGACTTTGGCATTTCAAATTTTGGTTTTTCTTTTGGTTTCATTTGAAATCCTTGTGTACTTGGCGGTCTTCCGCCTAAAGTCAAATCATATTGATACCATTCTTTTGGAGTACCTGTTTCTTCAAGAGCAAGTTCAAGAGCTAAGTCAACCAATTCTTCATTGTGTTCACTTTCAATTGCCATAATTCTTTGGGTGAGCATCATCATTTGACCCATAATTTGTCTTCTAACTTGGTCTGATGATAAATTTGGTTGGTCAAAAGCATCTCTAACTCTGTCAACTACTTCTTTAAATCTTTTACCTGCCATTCTTTCTACATCGGCAGCACCTTTTCTAAAGGCAGGATTTTTAGCGTATAAACTCTCAGGACTACCAAGTTTTCTTTCCAAGTTTGGGTCCATTCTTTCAGGATAATCTCCATAGTCGACAGGAGCCTCATTTACTATTTTTTTAACAATTCTTGTTAAATCTTTTTCGGTCAATTTTGTATTTTTCATTTTCCTGAACCTAATAATTTCATAATTGCGTTTATAATTCTGTCTTTATCCCCCGCCTTTGCCGGTGCATGTTCAGTATCGGGATTTGGTTTTTTACCAGGATGTGAAGGTCTTGTACCAGGGTCTGTCTTTGGGGTTGTTCTTGTTGGGGCAGTTTCAGTTTCGGTTTCACCCTCCATAGTTTCTTTCTTCATCATCATTGCTTTAGCGGGATGAGGAGCCTCGCTTGGTTTTTTATTTGGTGAAGTAGGTCTTGTTTTTGGTTGAGTTTTAACCTTTTCTTTCTCTTTAGTTTCACTTTCACCAACTTCTCCACCAATCATAGTACTTCTACCTATTGGTCTATTCATTCTCATCTTTTTTTCTTGAATGACTTGAATTAACTCTTTTTTTGAAATTTTTGGAGCCAAATGACTCTCAACTATTTCCTCCATTTTAGATTCAATAAGATATTCATATGGATTCTTACCTTCTTTGAGTTTTTTCTTAACTCCCAAAACACAGTCTTCGTATTTCTTTTTGTTTTTTCTACCTACGGAAGCAGTACACACTGCCCATGGATTATATTTCTTTTTTTTCTTTTTACCTTCTCCAAGTTCTTTTGGGTCAACAAGTTTATCTAAACTTTGTTTTTCAGTGTTAATATCAGTAGTATTAAGTGTTTTAACTAAACCGGTTGAAGCTCCTTTTTCTGCCATTTTTTGAGCAGTTGCAAAAGGAGTACCTGGTGGAACCTTATCTTTTTGCGGGTCTATTTTTGTATTTTGAGTAACAGTTGCAACCGCCTCTTTAGTTTCTTTCTTCTTGTTAATTTTTTCAAAAAGAAGTTTAGCCTCAGATTCAGTCATTAATGAAATGGTTTTTTTGCTAAGTCCGAGTTTAGCTAATTCTTGGAGATTTTTTTTGTCCATGTTCAAATTCTTTATAAAATTCTAAAATTATGTCTTTTTCGTACAACTTGTTTTTAACAACTTCTTCTGTGTCACCAAAGTGGAAAACTAATCTATTATCTAAATCTTTGTCTTTTTCCCACCCAAGTGCAACAACTCTATCAACTCCATCCTTCATTGAAAAAAAATCGGAGTTTTGGATAAGTTCGAGGTCTATCCCCTCCCTGTTCAAAACTCCTACCTTTTTTATATATTCCGCTTCGGGTGGTGTTGGGTTTCCGTTTGCCGGTTCACTATCCCAATCATCCCCCCACACTTCTAAACTACTTGAAAAAACAAATTCATATATTTTATTTCCCTTATAGTTTGGTCCTAATCCGTTTACAAAAACTAAATAACTCATAACAATTCACCTCTTGGTGAAACTTTCAATTGTTTGTTATTATGTTCAAAAACCAAGTTTCCTTTGTTTGTTTTTCCAATGAACTTCATCTCAGGAAAACTTTCAATAACACTTTCAGCCACAGTTTTTTGTTTTCTTGATTCTGATAATTTTCCAATCTTAGTTTTATCTAAACTTGTTTTTTGTTCTAAAAACAATTTTTTCTTTATTTCTTTCTCTTTTGCAAATTTACGTTCATTTTCTGATATTACAAAATATTTTGACAAAATGTTGTCAACTTTTGATTCACCAAAAACACCGCTCATAACTTTTTCCATGAACTTTTCGCTAATTTCTTCTTCACTCATCTCAGCCTTTGGTTCCTCAGGCATTTCATCTCCTGACGGCATTTCCTCATCGGCAGGAATTTCTTCTTCATCTTCCATGTCCATACCTGTAGGTTCCATACCATAATCAGCTTCCTCTTCTTCACCTTCTAATTTAGAAATAATATCTTCTTTATCATCATCTTCTAAATTGTCAGCAAGTGCCGATAGAATTGAATTAACAACGTATTTTGCATCTTTTGATGTAATTTCTTCGTCTTTTTCTTGGAAGTCTCTAATTTTTTGAGCAAGTTTACCTGTAAGTTTTTGGATTATTTTAAAACTAACATCCTCATCGGGTGTTTCAGGTCCCATATCTTCCATTCCCATATCAGGAGTTTCTTCTGACGGCATTTCACCTTCAGGTTCTGCAGGCATATCCATATTTACATCGTCTGATGGAGGGGCTGGTGTTTCATCTCCCATAGGAGGTGCCGGCATTTCTTCAGATTCAGGAGCTGGTGCCTCCTCAGTTGGAGCAGGATTTGGATTCTTTAAAAAGTATTTTTTATCTTCAGTAAATAAAGAAATGCCTTCATTTACATTGTGAACTCTATTAAGTTCCTTAGCCAAAAGATTTAATTTTTTAAGAGCCTCAGCGTATGAATTATAGTAAGTCCTATTCTTCATAGGTTCAATATAATCCAAAGTTGACTCAGTAATACCTTTTTTAATTATGTAACCCTGTTTCTCTTTTGAAATATAATAAACATTACCATCAACAAGTTTAGTATTATACTCAACTCGAGTGTCTTCATTTATAGGGTTAGGAATTGCCTCTTTATATTTAGCAATTTGTAACATTCGGTTAATCTGTTCCTGACCCTTCAATTTTTCACTACCTATTGGCTTAAGTTTGCTCATCTTTTGTTTTTTTTTTATTAGTTGTTTAATCCATTAAAACCGCCTAAAGTTACCGCTTGTAATTGTACAATAGTATCTGCAGAATTAGAAATACTTCCGTAAACAGGGTGCGGCTGTAATGTAGATGTACAAGCCTCACAATTGGTTGAACCAGTGAAATTAATAACCTTGTAGGTGTAAGTTCCAGAAGATAATACTGCCATGGCGATTTTTTTCTTTATAAATATAGCAGATTTTACCTTTTTTTTAAAACAGATAAATATTAGTCTAAAGAAAGTTCTTTATCGACTAATTGTTTTTCAAAATTAAATAGTTTGTCCAAGTAACCATTCCTTCTCAGATATTTAAAAGTTAGATTTTCATAGGAATATTCACCTCCTTGTTTTAATCCACTACTTCTAAATTTTTTAATTTTATCCTTTAAATTTTTTACATACTCTTTAGCGGATTCAACATCCTCAGCACTTGCGTTATTAATTACGGTGTCAATTTTGGACATCCACTGATTAATTTTACCTTTAAGAATTTCAGTATCAATTTTCTTGTCTTCTCTTATTGGTTTCTCAATCCACTCATCATTTAATACTGAATATACACCTGTAGAGAAATGGGCTTCAGCGGCATTTTGAACATAAAGTTCAACATCGTAACCAAATATTTTAATATTATAATCTGAATTGAACATTGTCTTTTTTACTTTGAACAGTTCTTGATACAATTCAAGTAGTTCTTCGTCAAACTGAGAAAAATCAGCAACAATGTGAAGGTCAATATCTGAAAACTCGCTCCAATTATAATTTGCAAGAGAACCTGTGAAGATTATATCATCCACTAAAATTGGAACTCCTATAAAATCAATGAACTCATTTGAGATTTCAATGAGTTTTGCTCTAACTCCAGGGTTTAACTTGTCCTCCGTCTCCCAAACTTTGGAATTTAAATTTTCCTTAGAAAAAAAACTTTTTATGATATTATTGTTACTCACAATAATAAATACTACAACTTTTTGTATTTGTAATTTTTGGAGATTTCTGAAGTAAAGTACTTTCCTTGTGACTCAGCTCCTCTAAACCTTGTGTATACTTGGTGAGGAACATCTTCGTACTCATATTTGGTACCGTTTTTGAATTCCACTACTAATTTTTTATTAGATGTATCGTATTCAGTTTCAACGATATTACTTGATTCAATCTTATTGATTATTTTTGTTCCTGATATAGTTTCGCTAATAATTCCCATGATAAAATTATATATCAAAAACTTTCCTTGTCAATATTATTGAATTAATTCATTTCTTCATTTAAATTTCAAAAAAAGAAACTTATGACAGATTCAGCAGACGAAGGAAAAAAACCAAGGCCACAAAAAGGTAGTGACAGTAACACACCTGTATTGGATAACTTTTCAAGAGACTTAATTAAACTCGCCGAAGAGGGTAAACTTGACCCAGTTGTTGGCCGAGAACAAGAAATAGTTAGAATTGCACAAATTCTATCAAGAAGAAAGAAAAATAATCCAATTATTATCGGTGAACCAGGTTGCGGTAAAACCGCAATCGTAGAAGGACTTGCAATGAAGATATTCCAAGGGGATTGCCCAAGAAATCTTCTTGATAAAAGAATTTTATCACTAGATTTGAATTCTATCGTTGCAGGCACCAAGTACAGGGGTCAATTTGAGGAAAGATTAAAGGTTATTATTGAAGAAATTCAGGTAAATCCAAATGTTGTACTCTTTATTGACGAAATTCATACTTTGGTGGGTGCCGGTAATGCTTCAGGGTCATTAGACGCTTCTAATATCTTAAAACCAGCACTTTCTCGAGGAGAAATTCAATGTATTGGAGCAACTACTCTTGATGAGTTCAAGAAAAACATTGAAAAAGATGGGGCATTAGACAGAAGGTTCCAAAAAGTAATTGTTTCTCCTGCAACCAAAGAAGAAACACTTACAATTCTACAAAATGTTAAGGACAAGTACGAAGCACACCATAAAGTTAACTACACAGATGAAATTTTAGAAATTTGTGTGGATTTAGCTGACAGATACATTACGGATAGAGAGTTTCCTGATAAGGCTTTTGATATTTTGGACGAGGTTGGAGCAAGAGCTCAAGTTGATGTGAAAAATCCTGAAATTATTGAGGAACTTAAAAAAGAATCTCAAAAAATTCGTGAGGAAAAACTTCTTGTCGTTAAAAGACAAAATTACGAAATGGCAGCTCAACTTAGAGATAGAGAAAAGAAGGTACTTTCACAACTTGAGGCTGAAAAAACCAAATTTGAGCAAGATTTGACTACGACAAAAAAGGATATTTCTCCTGAACTTGTATATGAGGTAGTTTCAATTATGACCAAAATACCAGTAACCAAACTTTCACTTGATGACACCAAGAATTTAGTAAATTTAGAGGAAAATTTGGCAAAATCAGTTATTGGTCAACCCGAAGCAATTAAAACAATTGCAAAATCTATTCGTAGAAATAGACTTGGAATAAAAGACCCAAACAAACCAATTGGTTCATTTATATTCCTTGGTTCAACAGGTGTTGGTAAGACATTACTCGCTAAAGAACTTGCAAAACAGATATTTGGAAGCGAAGAAAACCTCATTCGTGTTGACATGAGTGAGTTTCAAGAAAAACACACTGCGTCAAGACTTATTGGTTCACCTCCTGGTTATGTGGGTTATGAAGAAGGTGGTCAGTTAACAGAACAAGTTAAGACAAAACCGTATTCAGTTGTTCTTTTTGACGAGGTTGAAAAGGCTCACAAGGACATTTTCTCATCTTTACTTCAACTTTTGGATGAAGGGTACATGACAGATAGTTTTGGTCGTAAAGTAAACTTCAAAAATTGTCTTATCATTATGACATCAAACATCGGTGTTAAGAAAATGCAAGAGTTCGGTGCCGGTATTGGTTTTGGTAAATCAAATAATGTATATGCCGACCAAGAACTAAAAAAACAAATGTTGAATAAAGAATTAAAGAACTACTTTGCCCCTGAATTCATAAATCGACTTGATGAAATCATCGTATTCAACGGACTCAAGGATGAAGATGTTAAGAAAATTGTTTTGGTGGAGGCTAGTAAATTACAAAAGAGACTCGAACATCTAAAATATGATATTACCTTGGATTCAAGTGTAATTGACTACATAGCGAAAGTAGGGTTTGACGAAGTTTATGGTGCAAGACCCCTAAAAAGAGCTCTACAAGAAAAAGTAGAGGATTTTGTTTCAGATGAAGTACTCAAAGGAAACATAAAATCAGACAAAAAATACACAATCAAAATAGACGGGGAAACAGTAACTCTTGAAGAAGAGAAAACTGAAAAGAAAACAAAGGGAAGAAAGAAAAAAGG